GCTCTAGTAGGCTATTATTGAAGTGTTATTCATGACACTTGCGTGTTCACGAATCTGTGAACCTTCAATAACTGTACCGGTTGAATAGACCAAACCAATACTATTAACAAAAAATGTTTCTTATATGAGTATCTTCAGAAATAACGCAATGAATCGCGGTTTCCGAAGAGAATCACTGCCTACTTGCATCTCAATTAAATTGATTGCTATACGCAGATTCTAAATACTCAACCTAATCCTAAGGATTAAATAAGAACGGATATAAGATTTTGAATTCTTCTTCCTTTTCAGGAGTCATAAGCGATTTTGGAACTTCCATTAACGCACCGACTTCTAAGGAGAAATCTTCAAAATCGATTACTTCAGGTAAGTCAAAACTTTTAGGCTGTAACGCCTTTCCCAGGTTCTTTTGAAACCTATCGGAATCAAACCCTAACGGGTCAAAATTCAAGTTTAGATACTGAAAGTAATCAGGAGTGATGTGGAGATCCATGAGTGACACTAGGTGTTTCACAGTTACTCCACTCCCCTTTATATTCGACATTTTTTGTAAAAATTCTTTACGGTATACATCATACCCAAATTCCTGACCTCCTTGAAGGAAGCGACTCAAAAACAATGAATCAACTTCTCTCTGGATGTCCTTTTTGACTTTAACGTCAGAACATGGAATTTGGTAAGAACGAAGGAAAGAAAGAGCTGGTAGATTTTGGATCTCCTGATCGAGCAACAAGTCTCGTAGGTGACCATTAGTCATGCAGCGTTTTTGAACCATGTTCAGAGCATCGAGGGGTATAAAATCCTCGTGGTACTCCGAACTAGTAACTGGTTCGTTAAAAATTCTTTCTTCTTCTAAGTAATCTGATGTATTCTTCTCTTCCAATGAGAGATAAGGAATTGAGATGCAACCTTTCAAGGGTTCAATCCGTTTGAACATATCGAACAGGTAGCACAGCATTGCTGTACGCTTCGAACGATTATCCGAACGGGGAGTTCCCCAAGAAAAGGATAAGCCTCCATGACTCACCGGAACTTGGCAGTCCCGGATCGATTTAGAGAGCTTACTACGATTAACCGACTTGAACAGGTCAATGACCTCCTCAGTTGGCGAATCGTGCATCGCAAATTCCAAATCCCTCAAACATTCTCCGAGCACACGGCACCTCCTATCGAGGACCAGCTGCTTTCCCGAACTAACAACCTTCCCGTCTACGACGAGTTGGGAGTTTACAGTACCATAGTTTTTATGGATGTAGTTTTTCCCTGGAGATAGATCCAGTCCAAATTCATGGACCATCTCTTTCCACTTAGGGTAAACAGTTGGGTTAGCTCTCATTAGTATATCATCCCCGTTGATCAAGTATTGATCGGGTTTGAGACCACAAAATGAGGCTGTGCAATCATTCAATAAACAAAGTAAAGGAAACGAAAGTAATGATCCCATCAATTGTCCTGACTGTTGTAAGACAGGCTTCAGGCCCGACCCTTTCGGGTAGACCAATAGATGAGGTGAAATTTCTTTCATTGCCCAACGCTTTGTTGGTTCATGATCAATGGATTCGAGTATGCCCTCTAGTAGAGCTTTCGAACCTTCAATCGCGAACGAATCGGTTGCTGCTGTGTAATCTCCTGAGATCCAAACATCATGAGGATCAGATCGATCATAAATATCTGCAATTGCAGTATTTAGACGATTTGTCCCATGCGTTAGTTGATATTGCGGAAAATCCCCAAGAGCGAGCCACATAGCTCGCTGTAGAGGTTTTAAGCAAAAAGTGTCACCTATACCCGCTGTGATCGTCCGAACTTTTAAAGGTTCAGCGATCGGCTCCACGCGGACCGGTAAAGGTCCAGATGGAGGAAAAGCAGGAAAGGAAAGACATTTTGTTCCACCTTCACCAGTTTGAAAGTCGAAGCTTTGGGTAAACCCAAATTCTTCTAATTCAGCAAGTAAAGGATCAAGAACAGATGTGTCTTGACATTTATCAACAACAGTTTGTATCCAAGTAGATCGGAAATTGTCATGGTATCTACACCTTTCCTTGAACTTAGTTCGAAGGAAAGAAAAAGAACCGGAAAAGGGCTCGGGATTCCAAATCTCGTTTACCCCTTTCCTATCAAAATCAACTTTCTGTTGGAAGAAAGTGTCCATGGACATCTTTCTCGCCACCACAAGATCTCGTTTTTTAACTCGAAATAGCAAGTTTTCTTGCCGAGTCCAACACGGATCTTCTATCAAAGTATGAATGTCGCCTTGTTCCACATGGAGCGGAACGTGAAAGCGTCTCCAAAAGGAGGCATCATCAATAATAGGATTGTTGTTTTTGTAAATCATGTTTAACTTTGCCCCGAAAGGCAAATTTGACGTCGCAATGATAATCGGAGAGCAGAATTTCTGCCCCTTTTCATCAAGATGCGCCATCGGTAGGATATATGGACAACACGAAACAAGAGTTTGAAACTCGCGTACATCGTGTCCGTCTGTGGACTGACCTAAATCATCAAAAATAGTGATTGGTTGCCCACGATATCCATCCCAATGGTCGACATGACAGGTTCTTTGGTAGATTAGTTTGTCTCCATGAGGCACTCCTGGAAAAAGCTTCGAAAGCTCCGCAATTATTTGATTAATGCGGGAACTCTTTCCACTACCAGGTTGCCCAAACAAACCAATAACAAACGGTTCCATTCTGTCATCAGGATCCTCCTTATTACTGGAGTCCTTTAGACGGTTGTGGAACACTAAGTCACCTTTTAACCCTCCCCCATTACGAGGGAAAGCAAATGATGCCTTATTAGTCGGAAAATGGCCTTTATTACTGTTGTAATATTTGGCTACATGCCTACCGAAAGTTCGACCCTTAGCTCTTAAATTAATGAGAGTTTCAGAGGTTAAACCCCGGTGTGGCTGACTAAGTTTGTTTTGGTGTTCAATCAAAGCGTCAAGTATGAATTCGTCTGGGACGGTTTCACACAAGACTTTTGATTGGAGACAGCTAAAGCAAAACCTTACATAATCGTCATTCGTCAACTGTTTGCGGATCCTTGATTCCAACCCTCGCGGGAAGAGATCAATAGAAACGCCAGTCGGCAGATCAGATTGTGTAAAGGCTTTGCTTACCAAAAGACAAAGAGAAGTTTTCAAGCACTTTATCATTGCCTTTTCAGAGAGGTCTAACTGGGCGAACCCAGTGTAGACTTGCAGGAAGATAGATGATAACAAGTTGTTAAACTTGAGAACCATCTTATCTCCTCGCACTCTTTGAGAAGTACATGAGTTTCCGACTTTAAACATTTTCATGGTCAGAAACAGTGCATAAGAAATACGTAAAGAATGGAACAGGCGCCGAGAATTTGAAAATCTCAAAGCGAATGTTCCGTTAATAGTGTCAATAGGAATCTCGTAACGGCGAGAGAAATCAGCATAACTAAATTTGTAATGCGAACTTTCTTGCTTAAAACGATACCTTATTGACGAATTGGCGTGCTTTCGAATCTTCATGTCGAAGTTTTTCCTGTTAGTTAAAACAGTTAATCCATCGATATCTTCAATAGTAGAAGACTTAGCATCAAGTAGATGCAGAAGACTCATAAGCACTCGGTCTAGTTTGTGTTCACCTAAGAAATAGGCCTTTTTGAAAAAGGCTTGTTCAAAGGTTTCGACATTCAACGATACTCCAGAAATTGGCGACATTATTATTGGTCGCCGACAAGTAGTTCCATTTTTCGGTGGAACGTCCTTGGTAAAATTTTTGGTAGTAAGTTGTTTAATGGCGCTGGGGAACTAACCCAGTCTTAATAGCCATAGTATAATTTACCATCGTAAATGTATCAGAACACGAACGGGAGGGGATTCCCCTTCATTTTTCGACATATTACATTGTTTTCACTCAACAGTGGTTCTAGTAATATAGTCGATATTCAATCAACATTTTCCAACGGTAGAAGTTCACCACGAACTTCGGCGGTTACTGCAATTGCAGATAACCAAACTTACGTCTCACGACGTA